CTTTAACCTCCGCGAAAGGTTGTCCAGTTTCTGCGTGAACTGCGATTTTGCCTGTGAATTGCTGCCAGCGTTTCACGATGACGTCGCAGTAGCGCGGGTCCAGCTCCATCAGCATTGCCGTTCGACCGTTCTTCTCAGCTGCAATCAAAGTCGTGCCGGAGCCGCCAAAGGAGTCGAGCACCAGGTCTCCGCCTTTCGTGTTGTTGAGCATCTGATACTCGAACAGCGCCACCGGCTTCATGGTCGGATGCTCGCCGTTGCGGCTGGGCTTGTCGAACTCCAGGATTGTGGTCTGTTTGCGGTCAGCCGCCCAGAGGTGGCCAGCGCCGTCTTTCCAGCCGTACAGGCACGGCTCGTGCTTCCAGTGGTAGTCCTGGCGTCCCATAACCATCGAGGATTTCTTCCAGATCAGACACTGCCGCACCGTCCATCCAGCGTCCTTGGCCGCGCCTCGGAAGTTGTAGCCCTCGCTGTCGGCGTGCCAGATGTAGAACACCGAGCCAGGTTTCATCACCATGTCGGCAGCGGTGTAAGCATCGCGCAAGAACTGTCGGAACTGATCGTCGCCCATCTCGTCGTTTTTGATGGTCAGCTTTTCCTTCGTGCCGCCCTCGTAGGCCACGTTGTAGGGTGGATCTGTCAGCCACATGTCCACCAGTTGGCCGCAAGTGAGTTTTGTCAGGTCGTCGACGCTGGTCGAATCACCACACAAAAGGCGGTGCTTTCCCATGATCCAGACGTCGCCTGGAACCGTGACAGGGTTTTCCTGCACGGCAGGAGCATCGTCAGGATCGGTAAGGCCATCGGTGCCTTGCACTGGCATCAGCGCCGCGATCTCCTCGTCGGTAAACCCCACCAAGTCCAAGTCAAACCCAAGATCACCCAGCTCGCCCAGCTCAATCGCCAGCAGTTCGTTGTCCCAGCCAGCGTTCAGCGCCAGCTTGTTGTCTGCGATGACGTAGGCACGTTTCTGGGCATCGGTCCAGCCAGCAGCGACCATGACCGGCAATGATGCCATGCCGAGTTTTCGAGCTGCCATCACGCGACCATGACCGGCAATGATGCCATGCCGAGTTTTCGAGCTGCCATCACGCGACCATGACCGGCAATGATGCTGCCGGACTCATCCACCAGGACTGCGGTGGTGAAGCCCCACTCACGGATGCTGGCCGCGATCTGGGCCACCTGCTCCTCGCTGTGCGTGCGCGAGTTCTTGGCATAGGGCACCAGCTTTTCGATGGGCCACTGCTCGACCTTATCGGCTGGATTTACTTTGTGTGATTTTGTGGTCATGCTGCATTCTCTCCTTTTTCGAGCCGGTTTGCCACCAGGGTGGCATAGCCTGCGATGTCGATCCAGTTGTCGGCATAGTTTGGATCGCCGTTGAGGATGCGCGCGATCTTGTGGGCGATCATGTCCAGGGCTTCCAACTGGTCCGAGTCCAGTTCCTTGTTCCTGGCCTTGGCAGCCGAGTGCATGACCTGCTTGATCACCTGACTGATTTCGGCATGGCCCTGGAAGCTGCCGTACCTTGCCTCGCGTCCGGCCAGCATTACTTTGACGTTGGTCTGTTCTGTCATGTTCTGTTGCTCATGTTGGGTGTCACAAGATCATGCCACTTGCGATGGCATGCTCGGCAAAGATAACCAACGGGCCATTGGTCTGCTTCCTCGCCGAATAAATACTGCGGTGCCCAGTGATGTAGTTCAGCTTCATTCGCATCGCACACTTCGCATTTAATCTGGATTTGTTTTTTCTCGATATATTCCGCTGTTTTAGTTTTCACATATTGCAGCGGTCCATTTTCTCGCGCATATTCTTGCGCAATTCTTTTCTTCACATATTTTGTGAATACCTCTCCGCACGCTGCGCAGTAGATCGGATATACGGTCGCACCGGACGCGATGTTGGTGATGCCGATCTTAAGCTGATCTGATCCGCAGGTCTTGCACTTATCCACAGGTTGCCTCCTTCTAGGTCAATTTTCGCCACATCGTTGCTGGGACAATGGGACACACCCTAAAGGTGTGTGTCCTGTCCTGTCCCAGGCTGCCGACGCCTTGTCCTCGGGACACTTGTCCCACTTTGTCCTGTCTTGTCCCATTTGTCCCACCCTACTTTTCTGCCCTGCGAACCATCAAAGTCGCTGCAGTTGCGTTGTCCGAGACCATCCATCCATGCTCATGCGCCACGATAATCTGAGCATTCAGCAGGTTATAAATCAGCCTGCCTTTTTTGCTTTCCTGAGCGTATGTTTTTGCAGTCGATTCTGTCAGTCCTTCATTCGTCGTGAGATATTGAAGCAGCGCACTGCGAGACAGATAAGGCATTTTTTCGCGGTCCTCTGCGCCAGCGGCCCACCACGCATTTGTGAATTTTCGAATATCTTTTTGAATCTCAGATTCTTTTTTCGATTTTTGCTCAGGCGCATTTTCTTCAATCACAAATACTGCGCCTTTAATCTCCTCGCCGTCCTCGTCAATCCAGCCCAGCGGCACGGTCTGCAGCTTGCCGAAGAACGGTTTCGGAGGCTCTGCATCCTTCATCTTGGTGCAGGAAATCTCGATGCTGTAGTCGCTCTTGGTCACCAAGATGGAGGCGTCAAGAGAGGCCTTCCAGGCGCTTGATCCTCGCGCTCGCTGCTTGGACTCAACTGCGTGCCCTGTGTGGTGATTGAGGCACACACTGGCGCTCAGCGCCCTGGCCACGATGTTGCAGGCGTTGAGCATGTTGCGGGTATCCTTGGCGCTGTTCTCGTCTCCTGACATGTGATTATTTACAGTGTCGATGAAGATGGCCACCGCATCGTCCTGGGTGATCTCTCGAACTGCGTTGATGATCTGTGCTGCAGCGGCTGGGCTGTCAATGTCGATAGCCTTGTTTGAGATCAGCAGGTTGTCCAGATTCTGGACACCGTGCGTCTTGCACCAGGCGGTAACCCGCTGCCGAAGGCCATAGTTGCCCTCGCCGGCCATGTAGACCACCAGTCCAGGCTTGGTCTTGTGTTCGTGCCACTGCAGGCCGGCAGCGATGTGGCAGGCCATGTCCAGCGTGATGAAGGTCTTGCCAGAGCCGGACTCACCGTAGACCATTGTGACGCCGCTGTCTGGAATCCATCCCTTGATGATCCACCGCAGCGGAGCTGGCTGTCCAAGGTAGGACGTTGCCCTGGTGAAGTAGTATTCCTGCACCTCAGCACTGGTGGCCGCCAGGATTGCCTCTGCTGCATCGCTGCCAATGCTGGTGGATGCTGCCACATCAGACTCAGGCTCGTACCGGCAGACAGACTTGACGATCTGGGACAGCTCAGAGGACGGAAGCGGTATCTCGCAGCGGGTCTCGTTGGCAATCGACAGCGCCGCCATGATCTCGGCCTCTGTCATACCGTAGCGCCTCATTGCGCCGCCCAGGGCTGTCAGACCGTTGTTTCGGCTGCCTTGAATCAGGCCACCGCCAGTGCTGGCCACCTGGCGGTTATCTGGTTTGCGCATGGCCCTGTAGGACTGCATCCAGACTTCAGGGATACTGAACGGTGCGATGCCATCAAACGGGTCGGACGACGCCTCCCACTGGTAACTGCGCCCTTCAATGCTGGATGGGAAGGCCACGAAGTACCGGCCATCGGCCAGCAGGTCAACGCCCTCGGACAGCTTGCACGACCTGATCTCTGGGTGGTAAATGCCGATGTGATGTTCGCCGCCGCCTGCGGTCATCTGCATGGCACCGTCTGGCGTCTTGCCATTGGTTTGCAGCCACATTGTCCAGGAGGCGTCGCCGCCATTCCTGGGGTCCACATCAAAGACCACGATGCCGGATCGCTCTCCGGCTGCGATGCCGATGTTGAAGTCTGGGTTCTGTGCCCACCACTTGGCAATCTGCTCAGGGTCTGTGGTGGCGTCCTTCACCCCATGCTGAGTGGCAGGCACCTTGCCATTGGGCACGACAGGCAGGACATGCCAGCCCCAAGATGCGTAGGTAAGGGCTGCTTCAGCTTTGCTGGTCATTGCTCCGGCCTTCCAAGTAGGTGGACAGAGCCGACAACACCTTATAGGTCGGGTTGGCATCGGGGTTGTCGCGCACCTCTCGGATGGTGTTGTAGTGCAGGCCGGTGGCCTCCGCAACCTTAGCCGGCATCCTGTCGGACAAGGCGTTGCGAATTTGCTCCAGGGTCATCATTTTTCAGTTTCCTATAAAAAAACTTTTTTCGGGTGTTGCAATCCTACATTGTTTTATGCTACAGTGCAATCACTGCGCAACCGGATGGTCCGAAAGCGCAGCAACCCAAAGGAGAGCCTGATGTTTGAAGTTATTTGGTCGCCTATGCAGGGCAAGTACATCGTCCGCAAATGCAGAATTTTTCACAACGACCCAGAAATTGTTGGCACGCTTGAGCAGTGTCTGACCTGGCTTTCGCGCATTCAAAAGGAGGCTTGAACATGGCAATCAACGTGAAGACCACCGGCAGCCTAGCTGCCAACGGTGTGAAAGTCCTGGTCTATGGCCAGGCCGGTGCTGGCAAGACCAGCCTGATCAAAACCCTCCCAAGCCCCATTGTGCTGTCGGCAGAGGGTGGCCTGCTGTCCATTCAGGACGCCAACCTGCCATTCATCGAGATCGCATCGATGACCGATCTGCAGGAGGCATACAAGTGGCTGACCGAGTCGGACGACGCCAAGGCCTACAAGTCGGTGGCGCTGGACTCCATCAGCGAGATCGCTGAGGTCTGCCTGAATACCGAGAAGAAGGCAACCAAAGACCCGCGCCAGGCCTACGGTGCGATGCAGGAGCAGATGGCCGACATCATTCGCGCTTTCCGCGACCTGCCTGGCCGCCATGTGTACATGAGCGCCAAGCTGGAGAAGACGCAGGACGAGATGGGCCGGGTTCTGTACTCGCCCAGCATGCCAGGCAACAAGACCGGCCAGGCGCTGCCTTACTTCTTTGACGAGGTGCTGGCCCTGCGTGTCGAGAAGGATGGCGACGGAGCCACCCAGCGTGCGCTGATGTGTGACTCGGATGGCCTGTGGCTGGCCAAGGATCGCTCGGGCAAGCTGGATGCCTGGGAGGCACCGGACTTGAGTGCAGTGTTTGCCAAGATCGGAGGCAAGGCATGAACTATACAAAAACAGGTGGGCCAGCGTTTCCAGTGGCAATAGACGATCAAGTTCTAGATGATGGCATGACCCTGCGCGACTACTTCGCGGCCAGGGCGATGCAAGCACTTTTATCAATCCAGGGCGGGACTTTGGAAAAAGATGCTGAGGTGGCATACAAGATGGCCGACGCCATGCTGAAAGCGAGGACCGCATGAAGACGATGGAGCAAATGGCAGCCGAATGGCTGGAGGCCAAAGAGGCCGAGCGTGTGGCAGTCGAAAAGCGCCGCGACCTCGAGGACTCCATGCGCAAGGTGGCCAGCATTCGTGACGACACCGAAGGCACTGAGACCCTAACGCTCGAAGGCTTTCGGGTAAAGGTCGTCGGCCGCATCGACCGCAAGGTGGATGCCGACAAGGTGCAGGAGCTGGCCGCCGAGCACGG